TGTGGGTAGTAGGTATAGAATTCAACGATCTTAGCGTCTTTGTTTATAGTTGTTTCACCAGAATAAGGCATAACAGGTATACCCTCTGCTCCTTTAGCACCCCTTTCATTCTTAGGTTGTATCCTCATCAACTTGAGTTTTAGAGAATCAATATATCTAATCTCCTTTATACCTTCGTCTGGTTTCTTGAGGTCAATAACTTTATGGTAATATAATCGACCATCAACATACCAGTTTCTAAAAATTTCGTGAGACTTCTTATCGAAGTCCATAATGTCTTTGATATACTTGAACTCATCTCTAACAACCTTCTTTAGGTTGTCACTTACATTCAAATTATCTAAATCTATTTCTACAGGTGAATCGTTTTGATCAGAAACAATCGCTTCGTTTACAACATGTTCAATTGCGGTATCACACTCAGGGTGTAATGCCATATCACGGTATCTCTTAACAACGTCGAACTCAGTACGAAAGACACCTTCGATGTCAATGTACTGTCCGTAAAATCCAGAAGATAGAAAGTAATCAGCCCCGTCCTCATTATTCTGAGGAACTGGACTGACTATACCTTTCGACTTCTTAGACTCATCTTCAATAGAGAAACCAAAAAGTTTGGCCATAATTTATTTACCTTTACGTCTTATTTATTAGACCACAGAACCAGTGTTTGAAGCGTTATATGCTTCCCACCACTGAACTTGGAGGGTAACTTGGAACTCTTCGATGGTGTCTGCTGTATCATAATTCAAATCTATTGCACTTACTGCAGATGGCCAACATCCCTTCATGTTATATCTTCTCAGGATTGGAAGGGTAGCACCATTCTGTTGTCCAGTAGAGTTTAGATCTGTTTGAGCACGACCTAACTGGTTGACTCTCCAATCTGCAAAGTAGTCTGTAGGATTGATTGTACCAGATCCATCAGATACTTTGATGATGTAGTTAGCCCAACGTTCGAATGCTTCTCTTAGTTTGAAGTCACCATCATTCAAGACTGTGATTGTCCATGGATCGAATCTACGATCACCAGCAACCTTGAGTTGTCTTCCCCTAAAAGGAACTACAACTTCAGCGATGTTTGATGCAGGTAACTGAGCACCTTTGATCATCATACGATGAGTTGTATTCTCGATCTCATCATCGAAAATACCAACACCTGAAGGGAAGTCCATCTCAACCTCGAATAGGTTGGGACGAGCACCACCACTTACAAGTCTTGCTTTGAAAGAGTCAATAGACCTTTCGTTATTTGGAACCGAAAAAATGTTTCTATCTAAAGCCATAATTGTGGGGGTCTCCTATTACACAGTGCCTACAACTTCACTGAAGGAAACTCCAGTTCTAGTTGCGACGAATGTTAGTCCGATAAAGTTAATCGACCTAGCAGGTTTGACATAAATGTCGGCAAGGAATTCATTACGATCAATAACATCAGGTGTGTTATTAGTCTCATCACAAACAAGTAGGAAGTCCTGTATTCCTCTCTTTGCTTGAACATCCCTTAGGAATGGTTCAACTATATTGATGAAGTTGGAACGAGTTCCAGCATCATTGAGTTCGAAGAGTACTGACTTAGCAGCGTTTTCGATTGCCTTCTCGATTGTAATGAATAGTCTTCTTACGTTGATTCTGTCAAATGCAGACTCATATGCAAGACCTGTCTTATCACCGAATAGGATAATGCCATCACCAGGTTTAGATGTGATTGGGTTGATTCTATTTGAATAGAGTTGATCCCTTGCATCTTGGCCAGGATTGAATGCTAGTTTGATAGCAAAGTTCAATCCACCTCTTTGTGTACCAGCAGGTGAGAACCATGGGAAATGATCCCTATCTGTTCTTACCATACATCCTGCAATGTCTGCAGAAGCTGGCATCCAAACAAACTTCTTATTGAATCTATCGTATACGTACTGGTAACCAGCATCGAATACAACATAAGATGAAGAAGTTAGAGGACCGAAGAATGAAAGAGTATTTGTTAGTTGATCAGCAGCACTTGCTACATTGACCAATGAACCTCTGTTTGGTGAGATAACAGCAACAGTATCCTTTCTACCCTCTGCGAGTTGGATAAGTTTATTTGCCTTTGCTTGCTCTTCTTCTTTTGTTCCAGAGCATCCACCTTGTAGTGGGAATCTAATGTCACTATCTACAGGATCAGCAAATTTGTCGTAAGAATTTAGAATGTCTCCTAGTGGAGCATTGTAAACACCTACACCAGTGTAATCTAATCCACCAGTAAGATCATACTTGACGTTACCGATAGAACTGAATTTGATATTTTTAGCTTCTTGACCCCATTCACCTGCACCTGCACTGTTTGCAGTTACTCCTGAGGAGAATCCAGATGCTTTAACAGTTGTATTCCAGTGAGTATCAGTTCCTGCAGTAAGTGAATGACCAGCAAAGATGTATTGTGAATTGTCAGCAATGTAATCCTTCCAGTAAATTTTAGCGTTACCAGATGTAGTAGCATCCTCTGCCTTAGAAAGGTTAGGGAACTTCTCTAGAACTGAACCAACATCACCTGTTACACCACCACCTGCGTCAACGACAACTACGTGAATAGCATCATTATCACCATCCCTCTTACTTACGTAGTTATTTGTCTGCGGCTTATTCAGTACTGACTTCCAAGATAGAGTAGTAAAGTCTGTTCCACCATCAGCAACACCGGTTAGAATCTTCTGTTGATTGTACCAATCTACTGAAGTTAGAGTAGAACCCATACAAGTAACTGATCCACCATCAGAAATAATCTTCAGTGGTGTTCCTGTCTTGAATTCGTACTGTGAGTTCTGTTGATATCCTACTAAGGTTTCTGTTCCAGCAGCATCAACTTTACTTGTTACTCTTACATCAATCGTTCCGTCTGTTGAATTCTTAGCAGAAACAATACCTTTTAGGTAACCAGTAGCAGCAGCAGTTGTACCAACACCAACAGAAACTCCTGTCAATGCTTGAGTTACAGCGTATCCAACAGTGATGTTAGATGCTATAGTACCAACCTCGAAAGTAGGAGTAAGAGTCTGGTCTGCAACGTTGTCAATAACAGCAACTTTGATATTCTCTGCCCAGAATCCAGGGTTCTTAGCAGCAAAGTACCAAGTCGTATCGTCTGCTTGATTGTTTACGTAATCGTCATACCCCTCAAGCAAGAGAGTAATTTTTGTTGTACCGACACCAGCGTTAGCAGTGTTTAGGTCTCCACCTGCTGAACGTACAACATCTAACTTACCACCATATGATAAGAAGTTAGATGCAGAATACCATGATTCATAATGGTAGTCAGTTGTTCCAGCACCAGGTGTACCGAAGGTATCTATTAATTCTTTTTCGTTGTTTATCCTTGTAATCTCATTACAGGGTCCTTTAGAGAAAGGAGCTGCAATTCCACCCACAACGTTGAGAGTAAAATCTACTGCTCCACGAGTGAGATCGACCTCTCTAATCGATATACCTGGAGATGCTAATCGAAGTGCCATTCTGATATCCTATTAGGG